TGCCTGCCGGAGCGGGATCACGTCAATGCGGGGCTGTGATGACTATCGGCATCAAACCCTCCATTTATTTTGAGCACCTTGAGGGCTACCTCAAGGTCAGCCACACGGTAGATGATTTCGCGGTGACCTTTGCCCTTCCAAATGGGCGCCAGACCACAAGCTTGGGTGAGGTATTCAAACAGGGCGCGCGACCCTACATATTCACGAGCGGCGCGTGTATTCAGTCCTGCCGCTACAGGGAGAGAGATAGCATTCACGAAGCTACCAAACCTTTCTTTTTCCAGTCTGCGGCGACCAAGGAGAGTTGTTCGAGCAGCTCGATAGACGCGATTTGTTCTGCTCCGCTGGCTCGCCTGACACTCAGGCGCACTATGGCGGTAAACTCGTCTAGCACAATTCTGCGGGCAGTTTGTAGTCGGGGTAATGGGAAAATTGATAAACTCACTGGCTCTGTTTACTCTGAGTTAATATTAACTCAAATAAAACTTTATTAAATCGTATTCGTAACTTATAGTTACATAAATCAAATCCAAAACCCTAAAGATAAAAATGAAAACACCTCTCTCCGCTAAAGTATTGAAACAAATAATCACAGAACTCGGCTGGGACCAAAGTGAAATTGCTATGCGAGTAAAGTTAGCTAGACCGCAGATATCATGTCATCTTTCCGGCGCTAGGCCTATCCGTGATGATCATCTTTCAAAGTATATGCGTGTGCTCCCTCAGGCCGAGAGTGTGAGGCTACTGGCAGCATGGATGCAGGATGTGTTCGATGCAAAAATCCTCATGGCACTGAATAATGGAAAAGAGTGGGGCGAGGTAGCGAGGCAGAAAATTATTCCAGGCAAGGGTGTGGACGCGGCGTTGATCTGGTGGGGGGAGCAAATGCTGAGGGATCGCGAAATGGAGACGATGTTCCTTGCTTTGTCCGCACGTTTGGGGTTTAACCAAGAGTCATGAGTGCAATCGCTGAATGGTATGTTTATACGCCTGATTCCGGCGTTGTGGGGCCTTGTAGCTGGAGTGATCTTGGTGTGTGGCCTGAAACAGCTTTGGTGACGCACTTGAAGGCAGGTGTGTGGTATCCTCGTGATTGTGTGGACAGCCATGGGTCGGCAAGGCTGGGGTGGGCTTCATGTGCGATGGCGGTGGGTTTTGTTTGGCTGGGTTATTGGATTGATTGTGCAAGACGACGTGGGGTCAGTTTTGAATATTTTCTAATTTTCGTTATGGGTATTGCTATCTGTTGGCTTGTGGTCTTGCTGGCGAGCAGACAGCTCGGGATGGCAATGGAGATGCAAGGAGATCGTCCCCTTCCCCCAGTTTAGGATGAGGTCACAAGATCGAAGGTCTGTTTGTTATCCGTGATTACAGAGTTGACCACCACCGGAGCAAGGAATCTTTTATTGTGTGGGACACGTTGGGTTATACCGAAGGGGAAAGATCGCGCAGAGTTTGGTTTTTTTCATAATGTCCCATTCTTGTCCTATAACTTGAGTGGCATCAGTCTGTAAAATGACCACTGAGACAAGTTGACGGGACTTGTCTCATGATGAGTGAAGTGGAAGGCCATCAAGAAGAGGATGAGGGCGAGTCTTGTATTGCGGAGGATTTAGAGACGATCCGGCAAACGGACTTGGCGAATATCCGTGCCTTTGCCAGATCAGGCCGACCGCTAACGGCCGAACAACTCAGAAGGCTGGAGGCTGCGGATCGTGGCCAGCCGAGTTTGAATCTTGAGGCGAGTGCTGGTGCTATCTATGTGGCGAACCAAACGATGCTGGCGGAAGCGTTGGGCTTGAGTGACCGCAAAACCATTCAGCGGTGGATGCGGAAACCTGGAGCACCACAACCGACTGATGATGGTCGCTATGAAGTGAATGCTTGGCGTGCTTGGATGCACGCGAGCGGGCTTGGGCAGCGTGCAAAGGGGAGCGATCTGGAGAGCATCAAGAAGAATCACGCTGAACTCGATCTGCGGATAAAGCAGATGGAGGTGGACGAGATGGAGGGGCGTAGTGCGCAGACAGACGATGTCGTGCGGATCGTGGTCGAGCAGTTTGCTCGCATGGTGCAAGGCCTTCGAGCGATGAAGCATTCACTGGCTCCGTCCGTGGTTGGTGAAACGGTGCCAGAGGCGGGTAAGCGTATTGGTGCTGCCGTTGACGAGGTGCTGTCTCAGTTTGCGATTCCTGAGGGCGCAAAAAAAAAAGTGTTTTGGAGGAACGTATCTGCGAAACTTGCAAGCCGCCTACCACCGTTGCTCCACACGTTTATGCACGAGCCAACTTCAGGCTGCATAACGGAGACCGATGGGACCCTGACCTGAGATTTCAGGAGAAGATCATGCGTGACTTCGCCGACCCGGCGATCCGCAAGCAGGCGTGCCAGTGCAGTGCGCAGAGCACGAAGACCGTGCTCATGTATGGCTGCATGGGCTACGCGTTTCTGGAAGATCCCGGTCCGTTTTTGTGGGTGACCAAATCGCTGCCGGAGGCCAAGAAGATGGCTGAGGCCTACCTGTGGCCGTTCTGGGAAAACACGCCGAAGCTGCTAGAGAAGCTGCCGAAAAAGCGCGACAAAAAGCGCAAGCTCTCGGCGGACTTTGGCGGCTTCTACTTCAACATCACCGGCGCCGATGCCAAGGCTTCGATTCAGTCGCTGCCTTACCGTTACTTGTTTCTCGATGAGGTGCGGCAGTGGCGGCCTGGGGCGTTGGAGATGGTGAGCAAGCGCACGCGCTCTTACCCGCATAACTACAAGCAGTTCATGGTGTCGTGTCCGGACATGGAGGAGGACATGATGGATCGTGCCTTCTTGGCGGGCAGTCAGGAGCATTGGCATGTGCCATGCAAATCGTGCGGTCACATGCAGGTGCTCGATTGGGGAGAGAAGAAAAAGCCAGGTGGCATCAAGTGGGACGACAACGAGATCACGCACCCGAATGGTGTGTGGAATGTCGATGAAGCGTGCAAGACATTGCGGTTTGAGTGCGAGGCTTGCCAGCATCAGCATCGCGACATCCGGCCATCGGGCGCGGATCGGAAATGGTTCAGTCGTGAAGGCGATTGGGTGGCCTACAATCTCACGGCGCCAGCGGACTACAAAAGCTACACATGGAACGCGCTGCTCCCGCACTTCACCAGTTGGGAGGAACAGTTCCAGGAGTTTCTGCGCGCCTCACAGGCCTTGAAGTCCGGTGACATCACGCCGCTCAAAGATCACTGGAACGAAACCCGTGGCAAAGTGTGGGCGGACCGGATGCGCTTCGCCAAGGACGATGAGTTCCTGAAAGAGCGCGAGCACAATTACCTGCCAGGTGATGCGTGGGAAAACGAAGTCCGGCGCTTCATGACGATCGATGTGCAAGGCAAAGGTGGCCGGCATTATTGGGTGGTCATCCGCGCCTGGGGTCAGTATGGACAGTCGCGGAAACTGCACCACGAAAAAGTTTACACGCGTGAGGATCTGGTGCGGCTGCAGAAAGAGTGGGGCGTAGATCCCCGCAATGTGGCGATCGACTCGGCTTACTCGACTGCGGAGATTTACAAGTTGGTCATGGAGAGCGGCGGACTGTGGAAAGCCATCCGTGGTGAGGAAAAACAATTTTTTACGCAGGACAAAGGCGTCAAGGCGATCTGGGCGCTGTCGAAATTCGATCCGGCCATGGGCACGCGGATGCAGGGTCAGGTGGCCGCGCAGCCGTTGTGGTTGTTCTCGGCACCGGCGACACGCGAGAGGTTGGTGATGATGATGTATGGCGATCTGGGCGACTGGCAGTTGCCGCTGAACGAAGACCACGAATACAAGCGGCAGGTCACCGCCTGGGAGCGCAAACTCGTCCAAGGCGGTCGGGGCGGTGCCAGTTACATCTGGTATCAGAAGCGCGTGGACGACCATCTGGAGGCCTGTGAGCGAATGCAGATTGCCTGTGCCGCCATGTGCGGATTGTTCGAGGCGTCAGACGGCGCGGCTCAGCTCCCGCTGATCTGAGTTGACGGTTTTTCACGATTTCTCGCTAAATCGCGTGTTTCCCATCATTTTGGGAAAATCGTGCATACCTTGTGCGCCAAAAAGCAGACCTTTGGTTTTTGGGGTATGCCGTGTGGAACGCTCTTATTCGGGGTGAGGAACGGGCTTTGTTCATACCTTGCATACCTTGCATACCTTTTTTATATTGGGGAAAGGGTAAACACGGAGGCAAGTATCATCTATGTATAGGGCTGGATGGAGCAAAAAGGTCGCAAGGTAGGCGTCAACTCAGGCGGACGCCTGAGTTTCTAGGCGTTCCACAGCGCATACCTACCTTCGAGCCTTGATTCACCAATGTTTGCGCAGCTTTGAGCGCGTGGAACGTCCGGTTTCAGGACATTCGCGCCAGTTTGCGCACCCCTGGGATGCTTTTGAAGGTAGGCATAGGGGTCTGCAGGACGGGTGCCGGAGGTGGTTCTGGCACTGGTATGGGGTTGATAATAGGCGTGGAGGATGAGCCTAGATTTGACGCGATTGAATGCCAAACTGGACGCTGCTTTGACGTTTTTTGGTCGGGCAGTTTATGTCTCACCGCACTCCTTACTTCCCGCTGTTGGTGAGAGGGGTTGGAAAGAGGGTTGGAGCGGAGTTTCTAAGCACAAAAAATCGCGGGCGATGGAGTATGCTAAGAAATGGGCAAAAGGCTCGGAGCCGCCTCCGGTTTCAGTCGATAAGGCTTATGGAAAATTCCGTGTGGTCGATGGGCATCACCGGGTCATAGCTGCTAGGCATCTTGGCAAACTTGTTCCGGTTCAGCCTCCTGGAAATATTTTCAAGAAAGAAACACATCAGGGCCGGTCACTTCGGACGGTGGCGAATGCCGACTTTAAGCGGGTGTGGAAATCTAAAATTGTCTAGGCTTGGGCTTTGGCGATGGCGGCACGGGCGATGTCGCCAGATTGCCGATTGGTGTCTTGGTAATCCAGTAGATCTCCGGCAGCGGCCATTCGCTCGTTTGAGGCTTGGAGTATGCGTTGCAAAGACTCCTGCAGATCGGCCGCCACGGATCGCAGGCGAATCACCTCAGCGGCGAGGACGATCATGGTGCGGAATGGCAGGGTCTCGTATTCGGTTTTGCCCATGCGTTTCGCACCTTCGGACGGCCGGCCGTGGTTGGACCGGAAAAGTTCGGTGTGGCGCGGTGGTGGTTGCTGCTGGCCGCTGTTGAAACTCTGATGGTGCTGGACGTAGCAGAGGGCGGTGGCGACTTGTTCGGCTGGGGTGGTCATGATTTGTTGGCGGGGATTCCTTCGCGGAGTTTCTTTTCAAAGACGCAGGTTTCGCCATCGGTGCGAATCCAGCGGTAGCCGGATTTGAGCAGGTGACCGAGTGCTGCGGAGTTTTCGTCTTGGGACAGGTAGGAGCCATCGGGGATGGGCACCGTGAGCATGGGTTGGACCACGGCCAGAGGCATCGTGGCGTAGTGGTAGAGGTCGGCGATCATGCGGCTTTCAGGGGTGGGTTGAGTTGGGCGTGGGCCATCTGCAGGCCTTTCCAGTGAGCCAGGGCGCGCATATTCCAGCACTGGCCGGCTTCGAGCAGGTGGGTCAGGTCTTCACCGTCCATGTCGTTGGACTCATAACAGCTATTCAAATGCTGCTGCCATCTATCTTGTGATTCGAGGCAGCGAGGCCAGTCATCTTCCAGACAATTAGCGAGATCCTCTGACTCGCCGATAACTTCACGAATCCACTTCTCAGCGTGTTCGTGGCACCATTCGTGATGTTCGAT